AGAAGGAGGCATCGCTGTAATGAGTAATACACGCCACAGAACCATCACGCAAGATATTGCGTCATGAGTATCAAATTAATGACAGCAGTATGGGATAGGGAAGACCTATCATCCACACAAAAGCTTGTCCTTCTGTCTTTAGCAGATTGGGCAAACGATGAAGGGCTATGCTGGCCTTCCATTGAACGATTAGCCATTAAGACCAGTATGGCTGGCAGATCGGTTCAGCGTATCATTCGTGACTTAGAATCTATGGGCTTTGTTAGGCGCGATGAAGTGCTTGGCAAAGGGAATCGTTATTGGATTTCGATACCCCTGACACAGTGTCACCCCTGTCCCAGTGTCACCCCACCCCTGACAGAGAGTCACCCCACCCCTGACACAGTGTCACCCAATACACCAAAGATACATCAATTAACCACCAAGTATATAAGAGCGGAGCTTCCAGATTGGATTCCGATTGATGCTTGGAATGGTTGGGTAGAGATGCGAATGATTCGCAAGAAGCCATTAACAGACAGAGCTTACAATCAAGCTATCAGCAAGCTGGACACATTAAGAGCTAAAGGCCAAAACATAACAGAGGTTCTAGATCGCAGCACAATGAATAGCTGGACAGACCTTTACGAAATTAAGGAGCAGAAAAATGGCACAACAAATCGGACAACTGGTAACCCTAGAAACGAAAACGGCTTTGCCGCAGCACTTCGATATGTCGCGGATGGACGACCTAATGAACCGTTCTGAGCTTACAGTATCAGAGTGCGATGAGCTAAGGTCGCTTGCCCTAGCGATGCCGATCGAGAACGTGCCAGTAGAAACACACGAGCTTGCCAAGCAACTGCAATTCATTGAAGCGACCCTGCCAAGCAAGAACACCGACGAGCAAAGAGGACAGATGCGGACAGCAGTCTATGCGCGGATTCTTGGAGGCTACACGAAGGAAGCCCTAAGCTACATGACTGAGCGCGTCTGTAAGGAGCTGGATTGGTTCCCAACACCTCGCCAGTGCTTAGAGATATTGGAAGGCTACACGCCACGAACGACGAAAAAGGACAAGGCGCTTCGCATCTGTTTGAATAACACAGAGGCAAGGTTCGAAGAATTTATTATGTCGCTTCGCTGCGGTGAGCCTGTTGAGCTAAGTGCCAAGCCAGAGCGTTGGTTGCGTATTGCTGAAGAACGCGGCTACCTTCGAAGGGTTGACGGGGAATTCACAGTCAGGTGAGCGCTGCTACCAACTTGATGTGCGATCTGATTCGCTATCAATCAGGAAAGATATCAATGGATGATATACGAAAGAACTGGGCTAAGGGACGATACAAAGGCGCACCCGAAGCCTGGGCAATCGCTGCCATCGCACACGCAAAACGACAAAAATCGTAATTGATTGAAAAAAGTGCTTTACAGAATAAATGCCACTTTTTATAAGGAGGCATCAGCAAGGGAATTATCCCGCCAACAAGGAGACTGATTATGAGCCAAAGCCTTACAGAATTAGCACAAGCCGCCATCGACGCGCTCAAAGCCTTTAACGCAGAGCGCGACCGCCAGCAACGCGCATGGGCGCAGTCACGCTTTGGACAAAACTTTCGTGGAAATGGCCCAGACATACATGAGCATCAGCACATCGAACTGCGCCAGGAAATGGTTCACTTCGATGAGCAGCCACTGGAAACTTTAGAGGAGCTGGTTTGGCTTAACGATATGGTGGAGGCATGACATCGACAATTCTTAAAGTGCTGGTCGCCTGTGAATATAGCGCAACAGTCAGGGACGCTTTCCGCGCTCTGGGCCATGATGCTTGGTCGTGTGATTTACTTCCGACAGATGGAGACCCTGCATATCACTTTGAAGGGGACGCACTTGCGTTAGCGCATAGGGGTGATTGGGATTTAATGATAGCCCATCCGCCTTGCACCTATATGACAAATGCTGGAGTGCATTGGCTTCATAAAGACCCAACGCGCTGGGCAAAACTAGATGAAGGTGCAGCCTTCTTCAAGGCTCTTTGGGATGCTCCAATCGAACGCATAGCCATAGAGAATCCAGTAATGCACAAATATGCCAAAGAGCGCATCGGTGGAATGCAGCAAACGCAAACCATTCAGCCGTATCAGTTTGGACATATGGAGCAAAAAGCTACTTGCCTATGGCTTAAAGGGCTGATGCCGCTTCGACCAACTACTGATCTAAAGGCAGAAACAAAAGCATTGCCAGATAACGAACGGCAACGCTTGCACTACTTACCGCCATCGGCTGACAGATGGAAACTACGTAGCACTACGTTTAAAGGAATTGCCGCAGCGATGGCAGACCAATGGGGTGGCTCAACAATTAATTTTGAGGATTAAAATACAATGATTTACGCAGATTTAATTCGCCAATGGGCAAAAGACCGCAACCTGATCGAAGGGAGCGATATTAAAAGTCAATTCGTAAAGCTTATTGAGGAAGCTGGAGAGCTGGCTAACTCTATCGCTAAAAAGAACGACATAGAGTTTGCGGATGCCATCGGAGACATGGTTGTCGTTCTAACTATCATGGCGGCACAGAACGGAATGATGATTGAGGATTGCATAGATGCAGCGTGGCAGCAAATTAGGGATCGCAAGGGTAAGATGGTTGACGGGATTTTCATCAAGGAAGCAGATAATGTTTGATGATGAATATGTGGAAGCGGAAGAAGTAATAGTGCTTGTTGATAGTCGTGGCATGACGCCAAGGCAGGCTAACATGATAGATATTGAAGCCATCGCTAATGCGTATGATTACACAGCCGAAGACGTTCTAGGCAAAAGCAAACTGAAGGCACTGGTAGCAGTAAGGCGTAAGTGCGTTGTCATGCTAAGGCGTAGAGGTTATTCCACAACAGAGATAGGTAGGATTATGCACCGCGATCACAGCACCATCTGCCATGCTTTGAGTGCTGCTAAACTTAAGGGTGAGTATAATGACCCCATCGAAGCTTAAGCTAGCCAGGATATATCTAGGTTACAGCCTAACGGACATGGCTGATGCACTTCGCCTATCACAGACAAGTGGCGCGACCACCATCCGCAAGATGGAATCTGGCAAGGTAAACATCACTGGGCCTATAATGGTGGCAGTCGATGCAATGCTAAAGGGATATGATCCATTCGAAGGAGAGAATGACGATGACGCACCTTAATGACCACCAAATAGGCGGAGACCATTACGCATCGAAGGCAGTACAGCCCTGGCAGGCAATGGGAGCATGGATGTCTAGAGAAGCGTTTGCTGGATTCTTACATGGGAATTGTATAAAGTATCTAGCACGATATAAAGATAAGAACGGTATCGAAGACCTGAAGAAGTGCCAGCACTATCTGTCAAAGCTTATTGATGTGGAAAGCAACGAAATCAGTGTAGTAGTTGACAGGCATCAATTTGAAGCTGGCAGGCAATCTGCTATAAATGGTGGGCAGATTAATAGTGCCTTCAGAGCGACAGCGCATAAAGATTGGCTAGCAGGCTATGACCAAGCGAAGGAGGAAACCAATGATTAAAAAACTATCATTATTTGCATTCATGGCGTTAGCTATATCAACGCCAGTTCAAGCCGCAGAAATCGATGAAATAGACGTCCAGATTTGTGAGATGCTTGGAGCCGCAGCAACTGCCGTTATGACTGCGCGACAGAATAACAGACCGCCAACTTATATTCGTGGAAAACTGAAGGACATTCTAGTTGAGAATGAGATGGTATACGTTCTGCCCATGATCGATATATACATCACGGAAGCGTATGAGCAGACTGCATACAGCACAGAAAAGATGAAGGATTGGGCAATCGCTAGCTTTCAATCTGACAAGGAAGCTGAGTGCCTTCGTCACTTCTTCAAGAAGGATGATGCATAAGCAATGGTTGATCCTGTCATCATTGGCAACGCAACACTGTATTCAGGAGACTGCCGCGACATTCTGCCGACGCTTGGTAAGGTTGATGCTGTTGTGACTGACCCGCCGTATGGGATTGGGGAAAGTGCAGCAAAGGCGAAGACGCGCACTAGCGGGTTAAAGGCACTGACCAAGGGCATGAAAGACCCACAATGTTACGTCAAAGACTACGGCGACGATGATTGGGACAAAGAGCCAATCCCTGCGGAACTGATGGATATGGTTCGCGCTGCGGGCCGCTGGAACATAATCTTTGGCGGAAATTACTATGCGCTTCCAGCAACCTCGTGCTGGCTTGTTTGGGATAAGTTAAACGGGGACACAGATTTTGCAGACTGCGAACTAGCATGGACTAACTTACGCAAGGCCGTGCGTCGCATAAATTTTCTTTGGAACGGTTGCATGAGGGCAAACGGGGAAACACGTGGCGACCATCCTACGCAAAAGCCCATAGGCGTTATGAAGTGGGCGATAGGGCATCTGCCAGAGCCATCCAGCACAATCCTAGACCCCTTCATGGGCAGCGGAACAACAGGCGCTGCAGCCGTTCAGATGGGAAAGAAGTTTATCGGCATAGAACGCGAACCTAAGTATTTCGACATAGCCTGTAAGCGCATTGAAGATGCACAAAAGCAGGGAGACCTTTTCATTTCATGATTGCTGGTGTATTGAACAAATACCAGACCTTTTATGGAAGCTGAGACAGATGGCGTTAACACCTAAACAAGAGCGATTCGCTCAAGAAGTTGCATCAGGCAAAAGCCAAGCAGAGGCTTACAGAACAGCCTTTAATGTTAAGCCGACTACTAAACCAGAGACAAGCCAAGCAAACGCTTGCAGGCTAATGGCAGATAGCAATGTTTCAACAAGGGTTGCTGAATTAAAGGCAGCAGTTGCTGAACGTGTCATGTGGACGATGGCAGACAGCCTTGATGTGCTGTCCACGATAGCCAAAGGATTGGACTCTGACGCAAAGCCAAGCGACAAAGTAAACGCTGTAAAAGCTATCAATGCAATGATTGGCCTTGACGCTCCGTCCAAGCTGAATCTCACGGGCAATCTGGTTACACACATCCAGCGCGAAGTGATTGATGACAACGCTGAAGATTAAAACCCCGCGATGGTTCAAGCCATTCCTAAAGCCAAGTCGCTATAAGGGCGCACATGGTGGTCGTGGATCGGGAAAGTCGCACGCTTTCGCTGAGGCCATGATTGAAGCGCACGTTATAGATCAGACGCGCCGTTCTGTCTGCGTGCGTGAAATACAGAAGTCCCTAAGCCAATCAGTCAAGCGCCTACTGGAGCTAAAGATTCAGCAGATGGGCGTGCAATCCTACTTTGAAGTGCAGGAGACACAGATTAAATCTGTGCATGGTGATGGCCTAATCATCTTCCAGGGGATGCAGAACCACACAAGCGATTCCATT